CAACTTCGAAAACTTCTAACATGGAAACAATAACAGACATCACCAAAATGGATAAAAGCAGCTACCGCCGCCTAGTCGTCGAATATGGAATCGTTGGTAAGAACAACGGCAAAAGATATCCCTCAATCGTTCTCGACGGTAACAAGTGGGGCGAAGACTTTGACTACCTTATCGATGGTCGCCTAAGAATGCAATACTTTCATGACGATGGCGAATCTCCTGTCGATGGCGAACCAACAGAATACAATCAGCTATTCATGCTTACAACAATGAGCGACGAAGAAATTTTAGCTATCTACATCTAAATAACATAACGTCTTATATATCATACTTAATACAGTATTAGTGTACGATATATGAGACTTTAAATAAGGGTCATTCGTTCAACGGATAGGACTGAGGATTTCTAATCCTCCAATGTAGGTTCGATTCCTACATGACCCACCAAATAATAATCTAAGTTTAATTGAGTTTGCCTAAATAATTGGACTAAGTTCAATTGAGATTGCCTAAATAAGCATATAGGGTTCTGTAAGTCATTGATCATCAACGAGTTGCGATAACGAAAAAAAAGAGACCATGCGATTGCGTGTTTCTGTAAGTCATTGATAGTGAACGAGTTATGGACGCGAGGCGGGGGCGCTCGCGTAACTCGTTGATACTTAGCGAGTTATGACTTCCGTTAGATTCTAACGAAAAGAAGCCCACCCTTGCGGGTGGGTTCTAACAATTAGATTTCTGATAGAATTTCCTGTATTTTTTCCACCAAGATAGACAGACCGCTTAGGTGGCAAAGCGGAATTGAATCTTGAACGATGCCGCCCTCTATTGGATGGATAGAAAGCGTTTTTATTTTTTGCTCTTCGTGAATTGCACTTATGAAGAAATCGCCCTCTTCGGTTGAGCTTATTGTTTGAAAGATTTTCATCGGTTATGCGTTAGGATAAAGAACAGGAAAGCGATTAGAATGCAGAGAAGTGTGGCGTTTTCGTTCATGCGGGTTCAAGAACAAAGCCCGTTTCATCCTTTTTTGCAAGACCTTTTTCCTTCAGACCGATAATCTTTCCAGACCCGTCAAGGAACCGCAAATCCGTTTCGTCACCGTCAACGACTTCGAATCCCAAGTAAGAAGTGGGGAGATGATGGCGAAAGACCATCGCGACATTGCCGCCAGACTTAAGGAAAGACAAAGCAATCTCGCCATTCGTTTCACTGCGTGAGAAAGTGAGATGATAATTTTTTGGGAAATCTCGCCCACCTTGTGCCACCCATGCCATGTTACCCGCCCATGTTTGCGGTACTCTTTGCGACGAAAGAAAGGCAGTCATCCGTTCGGGGGATTTAGTGTAATCATAAAAGGTTACAAGGGGGAAAGCCTCGAAAACATTTTGCCCGTTGAATTTGATTTTTTCCCAAGGCAAGTCACTCGTTAGGTTGAGACGAAAGCAGGGAGTCATCCCCTTGCGTGATGCCGACTTGATAGATTTTGCGACTTCCGCCCAAAGCTCGGCAAGGAATTTTTGCTTGTCCTTAAAAAAGAAAAGCGTTTTTTTGATTCGTGCTTTCTGGACTGAATTCATTGCACCCCGCCCCGCAGTATTCAGACAGGCATTTCCGCACCCGATAGATGCGTCCTTGCATACGTTGAAACCTGATAGATTGGACGGTGCTAAATGCAAGCCGTAGGTTGTGAAGCCTTTTTTTTCGCCCTTGCGTGTTTTACTGTTGCCTGAGTTGAGTAGTGACATGAGCAGACCTTAGCAGATAGCAGGGACTTGGCAAGCGATTTTTTAATCATTTTTAATCATTTTTTTATGCTTGACAGATGAGTCTAACATCTTTCTAACGGTTTACATAAGTCGTTGGTTTTCAACGACTTATGACGGCGCGGCGGGGGCGCTCGCGTAACTCGTTGATACTTAACGAGTTATGACTTTGGTTAGAGTCTAACAAAAAAGCCCCCACCCTTGCGGGTGGAGGCTGTTAGCTGTTAGCTGTTAGGCGGGAAGGGCGATTGCATTCTTGTGACCGCTCACACGGTCGAAGATGCTTTGCGTGGTCATCGTTCGGAAAGGCAACTTGGCAAGGTCGCCGCCCTTGAGATTTTCGGTGATGGAGTTGTACAACGTCCACAGAGTGCCACCCTTGAATTCTTCGTGGCGAGGGTTGCGGAATTCTTGAACAGCGTTGTAGATTTCGCGAGCAGGGAAAGCCTTGGAGTCAACTAAATCGATTAGAAGATCGGCGGCACGGTCGCGAGAAATTTCGGTCTGCTGATAAGCCTCGATACGATTTCCCATGTCGTTCCAATGAGAAACAACACGCCCCACAGCATCGGCAAGGACGCGAGGAAGATCGGTTAGAATGTTCGTCGTGTGGCGACGAGCGAGCTTTACATCCGAAGAGAAGCAAAGATTTTCGCAGACCATCATGCGATTTCCAACGCACACCGAAGCGGCGAAACTTTTGTCGTGTGCGTTACGCAAGCCTAACACAATTTGACGGTCTGAACCCGTGATATCGGAACCAGTAAGAGCAAAGCCCCCGAAGTAGCGTTGACCTGCTCTCGCAAGAGAGTGTTCTTCATCGACGATGGAAAGACCCGCACGTTCAATCGCGTCTCTGGTGTAAGAGACAAGGGATGAGTGGGAGATGGGTTGAAAAGAATCGGTTCCCTCTGGAGTGAAAGAGGTCGCGAGCTGTTCGGTGGATACTTTGTTTTTTGCAATAATTAGTGACATATTTTTTTTTGGTTGTGAGTGCCATCAGCGGCAACAAGGAGAGATTACCAGAACGAGCGGATTTGTCCACATCTTTTTTATTGTTTTTCGTTTTTTATTTTTGGGGCATCTTGAATTTAATTCTTGACAGCGGCGTTCTGTTAGGGTTCTGATAGATTCATAAGTCGTTCATTATCAACGAGTTACAGCCGCGCCCCCGCCCCGCCGCCATAACTCGCTGATTTACAACGAGTTACGGGGTTGTTGTGTCACCACCAAGAAAAGTATTCGATCTCTAGACCAGAATCCAAATGCTTCCTCGCTTGAGACACAAAGCCCAGATCATCTAACAAATGCGGATTGTCGCTCGCCGTGCTAGAACCGAAAAAGAAACCTCTGGTCTCTGGCAGTCGAGAATCTAACAGATCCTTTTCTAGAGCGTCGAGGTCTTCATGGGTCAAATCTAACGGAATGCAGTTGAAGTCTTCGCTATCTTTCTCCTTGTTAGGGCAACCCTTGGAACGCCAAAGGTTTTCCATCCAACCTTGGAGAGCATTGTGCTTTCTCCAATAGCCGAATTCACTTTTTTCCTCAGTCTTTAGGTTTGTAACGTATGCGAACTGATCTAATCCCATATTTTTATTTAGTTAGTGTTTTATTGTTAGATGCCTCTTCCGCAGAAAGTGAAATCCGTAGGGAGGCATGATGGTGGAGTGTTGTCAAGAGCAGTTAGCTCATCCCGCTTGCATTCGTACTTAGCCCACGTCTCGGGATCACTCCCAGCCATCCAGCGAGCGTGAATTTCGGCGAGTTCGATGTTGAGTAAACGCAACACGCTTTCACTTGTAGCAGATGGTTGCCTGTACCGATCCAACCGATTGGGTGAAAACGACTGGAGAAATTGCAAGGTGTTCACGCCGCACCTCCCAGATCACTCACGGTTTCGAATCGTTCCCATGTAGTTATTTTTTGGTCAATGTATATCATATTGTTAGATTCTTACTCCTTTGAATTCGGGGATTAGTGCAATCACCTTCCCGTTCAGTATAGTGACGTATTTTGCCCAGTCAAGAGGTTTGTCTTCCTTGGTGATGATAAAATTTTCCCCCTTGTATGGGTTATAAGAAACCTCATCACGATAAACAAAAGACTTGGGGATGAAAGGGAAACGCTCACCAATGATAAACGCATGAACGTTTTTCCTTTTTTCCTTCAGCACCCTTTGCCGCCCCGCCTCGCTTACCTTGAAGGTAGCGTTGCGGATAAAGATTTCGTTAGTATACTCGACGACCTTCCAAGAACCATTCACCTTCTCTTGAACAGAGAAGAGTTTTTTGTGGAAGTTATAGTAAACGCGGATTTGTTTCATATTATTAAAAGAGTTTAGTCCAACCTTGAGCTTCGCATCGATAGATTCGTACAGGTTCGCCTCGATAGTTGCAACCTAATTTTACACAATCCCCTAACGAAAGAGAAGGAATTGGTGTTTGATCAAATTGCGGATGCTCATGGCGTGAGCCACGATTGCAAAGTGAGAAGATTGTTTCTAACAAGATTTCATCATCATCTTCTTCTTTATGCTCTACGCTTGCCATGAATGTTTGGCAAGCATCGGGACGGTGGATGCGATATTCTGGTAAGGATGCGAGTTCTGATCGATATTCAAATAGCGTTTGCATGGGAGTAAGATAGCATGGGGGTGGATAAGGTCAATGCTTTTTTATTCTTTTTTATTCTTTTCGTAACTCACTGATACTCAAGGAGTTACAGCCGCGCCCCCGCCCCGCCGCCATAACTCGCTAAGTTTCAACGACTTATGACTTCCGTTAGACTCTAACAAAAAACCTCCACCCTTTCGGGTGGAGGCGACTAACACTAACACTAACCAGAAAATGTTAGATGGGATGCTCGCATTTACCAGCGAGAAAATCTTTGACCATACGTTCTTGATCCCTTTTCCAGAGCGTCGATGTCTCCAGCATTTGAGCATTGCGTTCTTTCTTCATTCGTTCTTGCGTCATCTCATGCCATTGAAGTTGCAGGACATCGTTTAGAGTTTCGACATCTCGCATAAAGTCGAAGATGTCTCTCTTACCGATTAAGCGGATTTGATCGATTAACCAGTAAGATGCTGCTTTGTCGTTTTCGATTGCTTGGATTAGTTCGGATGAATTCATGTGAGGGATTATTGGTTGGTTTGGTTGGTTAGTCAATTACTTTCTTCGGTATAAAAAACAAAAGTATAAAGTCCGCCTGCATCTTGAACGAATTCGGCAAGATAAGGCATGTCCTCATGGAGAGCAACCTGTATAGTCATTTGACCATAGCAGGGTTCATGGTCGCATATCGTAGCAGACCAACCCAATTGTTTTATTAGATTCCAGACTTGCTTCTCTGTGTACTTTTTCATATTACTTCGTGCGTTGTCGGTTTGATGATTGAAATCAGATAGTCGATGACCTGTTGAGGGGTATCGTCACCCAAAGGATGCGAGCCAGACGATACTCTCGCCGCTGTACTAAGTTGATATGACACAAGTCCAGAGTGTACTGTTAGAACAAGATGTTTCATGCGTTTTCTGATAAAAAGGTTAGAAAGTCCTCGGCTAGTCCATTGATCAATTCTTCGACAAAGTACCAAGGATCGGTATCGTCCATCGGGTGAAGTTCCCAATTTGAGATGGCAGACCAAACCAATATTTCTTTGCGGTCATTCATTGCGGCATCGTCTTCTTCGTCTGCGATCATAACGAGACAAAGTTTTTCGGCAGACCATTCTTGATTCCAAGAGGAAAGGAAGTGGCTTGCTGCTTTGAGATACGCCTTGGCATGAAGTGGGTTGCGAAGGTCGAGACCTTGTGACAAGTCGGCATTCACTTTGATAATTGCGGGTGGTGTTGGTAGTGTGTCCATGTGCGTAGTTTAATCGTTTTCTCTGTGTTCGTCAATGATTTGTTTCAATCTTTCTCTCATTTCTTTTGTCACGATAGCGATATTACGCAAATGATAAGAATCGATAAGAAGAGATGTTTCATCGATGAGATCGAGAGCATCGAGAGCTTTTGTGGCGAGGGAGTTTAGTTCCTCGATTGTGTTTATTAGTTCTTCAATGGTTGTCATGTTTTTATTTTGCGGGAATCAATCTACGGGCGGGAATGCCAAGAGTCAAGCACCATTTTTTCCAAGTGCGGTTGTGGAATGAGCATCTGCCGTTCTTATGAAACAAATGATTTCTTTCTTTTAAGTCTAATGCGTGGGCTAGTTCGTGCAAGAAGACTTCTTTAAACAAAGGAAAAGAATTCAAGATTTGCCGCGAAAGTTCAATGCGGCGATTTTTTATATCGTATGCACCCAAACGCCGCTGAGTGTTAGTCCACTCGAAAGGCATTTGAAGATTCCACTGTTTAAGTGTTAGTCTAATGAAACAGTCTGCTTCTTCTTGAGTGATCATCTTGTTTTATAAATGTTAGCCTTTGCTTGTTTCCATTGTTCATCTTCGACCTTTCTTGTCAACCAAGATTTTTGGTCAAAGATACTTTTGCCATAGGTTGGCGGAATCGGCGGATTGATTAGATGATAGATTTTCTTTAGTAGTTTCATGTCGTGGGTATTTTAATTGATTTTAATTCTAACGGCAAGCATTTTTATTCTGCTTCTTCTTTTTATCCGCAAAGTATTTTGTGGGAGGAGCAAAGTGGATTCTTTGTTTAATGGGCTTGAGAGTGATTTGAATTTTCATTTCGAGAAAAGAGTAGCAAAAAAGTTTAGAGTGTCAACATTTTTTTGAGTTAAGAATAACAAGAATAACAAGAAATAGACCAAATAGGGCTTGACCCCATAAGTCGTTGAGTGTCAACAAGTTATGAATACACTTGTTAGATTTCCATTAGAACGCCCATTTCTATAACTCACTGATACTCAACGAGTTATGGCGGCGGGGCGGGGGCGCTTGCGTAACTCGTTGATCCTTAACGACTTATGACTTCTGTTAGAATCTAACCAAAAAGAAACCCACCCTCGCGGGTGGGCTGTTAGGTTGCTAGATTACTCTTGAGACGGCTTTTATGGTCGCCGCCCAAGTCAATGCCATGCATCCCCAGAACATTAGAAAATTTATTTCTGGATTGATATCCGTATACCTTCTAACTGCTAGAAAGATAAAGATGTGGGCGGCACTGAAAAACATCATTAGTAGTATTGATTTCATTTTTTTGTTTGTTAGATTTTGTTGAAAGTCACGAAGTCTGTCTTTGCTCCGCATTTGAATTGCACGATCTCGCCAATGTCCTTCTGCCATCCTCCCTTTTTTTGGTTCTTGAAAATGGTTTTTTTGTTAGGGTCAACAAAGCCGAATGAATTCATGTTATCGAATTCGATTCTCTTGTAAAAGTCTTTGCCGTTGAATGTTTTTATTGTTCCATCTTTCTGCTTAAAAGAAACAGAAAAGAATTTACCCTTGGTGGATTTGATTAGACGGTCGAGTTCTTTTTCGATCTCGGTTTTTTCTAACTTCTTTTTCTGAAGAATCCAATCTGATAGATCTTTGCACTCTCTTTTTTCGTGTTTTTTCTCAAAGTAGATTAGAATCATAACGTAAAAGAAACAGATGACGAGTGGAGCTAGGGTTAGCACGAATAGGATTTGGTTCATTTTCATTTTGTTTTTTTGTTAGAGATTATCTGATGGTGATGGTTGCCATCTTAGCACGGGCAAATCTTAACATATTTGCCGCCTCTTGTCTACTGATTTTTTCGATCATCAATTCTTTTGATAGGTTGCTTCTGCTTGTGAGTATCACCCCAAATCTTGAAGTCGCGAAATGAACGTATCTTGCACCGTTTTCAATTTTGTAGAACTTTGTCTTCATGCCCAAAGTGTAGCGAAAGAAACGACTCACCGCAAGAACTATTTTGATCTTTTGTGAATGTTTTTTTCTAAATAGTGCTTGACAGCCCCCGCCTAACATCAGTCTAACAGCTTCTAACAGATTCGCCCCAAATTCATAACTCATTGATTATCAACGACTTATGGCTGCGCCCCCGCCCCGCGCCCGTAACTCGTTGAGTTTCAACGACTTACAGAAACAAGCCTTTAAAGCAAAAAGCTGTTAGAATCTAACCAAAAAGAAACCCACCCTTGCGGGTGGGCTGTTAGACCATTAGAAGTCGCCGCAGCACCCCTCCATGCCGTACTCGTTTGCGTCCTCCCATTGCGAGTCAAGATACCGATCCTCTGGATCAAAATCATCGCGACCCTCGTCCTCTTCGCGTTGGCGAAGCTCGTCGTCCTCTTCGCGTTGGCGAAGCTCATCCGACTCCTCATCGGGCGAGTAATTATCTTCGAACTCCTCGCGTTGGCGTTCGTAGTCCATCGCGGACTCGTAATTTTCGTTGCCGCAGCACCCGCAGCAGGGTGCATCTTCGCAACGCCCACCAAAATCTTCTGGCTCAGGATCGGGCGTGGACGCAATGGCTTGTTCAGCCATTTCGTTCATGATGGAAACATATTCTTCGTACTCGGCAGGATTGGATGGAAACGCCATACCCAGAGGGTAGGGTGGAAACCGACGAATCGCAAGAACTATTTTGCATTATTCAAAGAATTATTTTTGAGAAAAAGCTTGACAGGCTCGACCTAACAGCAGTCTAACAACCCTTCTAACAACTTGCATAACTCGTTGATTATCAACGAGTTGCGGCGGCGGGGCGGGGGCGCGGTCATAACTCGTTGAACCTTAGTGAGTTATGACTTCTGTTAGAATGTGGCTAAAGAGAAGCCCACCCTTGCGGATGGGCTGTTAGACTGTTAGGCTCGGTTCCAAGTGTGGAGTCTAACCAAAGCATAGGTGTTGATTGCCATTGCACCTAACAAGATGGCGGCATTTACTTCTGTTAGAGGTACAAGACCGCTAGCAAACAGCAAGACAGGGACGACAATCCCAAAGTGTAAAAGAGCAGAGCCGACGATTGCGAAGATTAGGATAAGATTTTTTTTCATTTAATTTTTTATGTTAGTTGTTAGAAGAGCCTTTTCCCGCCATGCTCAGGGCTTTTCGATTAGACTACCAAGTCGATTCCTGCTAGTTGCAGATTGCGATACTTGGCAACGCCAGAGTCGTCAATGTCCTTTGCAAGAACAGTCACGAAACGCTTTCCAGTCTTAACGGCAAAGCTGATTTTTTCAACCGATTCGATCTTGAAGACGCGAACGCCATCCTTAGTCACCTTGGACTTGTTAGCAAAGTATCTAACGGTTTTTCCAGTCAATTCTGATGCGAGTTTTTCGCTTGGGGTGTTGTATTCTAGTGTCATGTTTTTTTTGGTTACGAGGTGAGTATAAAGGGTTTTTTGGGTTATGCAAGAAGTTTTTATTTGTGCCAAACGCCGCACTCAAAATGTTCAAAGTGTTCAACTAATTTGACTTCGGCAATCGAGTAATCTTTTCCCTCTGCAAAGTAAGGATAAGCCTCTTTCATTTGCTTTACAGCATTTTCGATTGCTGGGCGAACGTCTTGAGCTTGGATTTCAAGGAAAAAACACTCAGTGGTGGATGAGAATTCGATGGTAACTTGGTAGTTCTTCATGCCCAAAGAGTACCATAGCGGCGACCGAATCGCAAGATCTTTTTTACATTATTTTGAAAATTCTTTTTAAGAAAACTCTTGACAGCTACCACAGAAAACTGTCTAACAGCGTTCTAACAACTTCTAACAACTTACATAAGTCCTTGATACTCAACGAGTTGCGGCGGCGCGGCGGGGGCGCGGTCATAACTCGTTGAGACTTAGTGAGTTACGAAAGTGAGGTTTTGATCTAAAAAGCTGTTAGAATCTAACTAAAAAGAAGCCCACCCTTGCGGGTGGGCTGTTAGACCGTTAGACGCAGTGCCATCCCATCACATGACCAGAGTCATGCAGGTTTGGTCTGTAGTTGTCGCCATCGATCTCTAATGACCTTGAGTAGGTCTGGTTGATGACGATGGCATTTGGGAACATCGCACGTCCCGTTGAGAACGAGGATTGCCCTAATTGGGCGACGATGTCTCTTTTTTTGAGACGTTCGATCTCCTCTGAGATTTTCCCCGCCTCCTTGTAGTCACCCCAAGTGACTACTGATTGATATAATTCCTTCAGGTCTGCGATGTAATTATCGTTGGTCATAGCAAAAGTATAATTTATTTTTTAGGGTTATGCAAGAGGTTTTTTCACAAATCTTGACCAGCTTGAGCTTTTCCTTCTTCGAACAAGAACCAATTCAACGAACCAGCTTCGTATTGATTACCATTACCTTCTTCTTCGTTCCAGTAAACTTCAACACCTTCGGCGTATCCCATGTCGTAAGCTTCACCTTGCAATTCGTTTTCTTTCATCCAGTTGTTGAAGTCGTTCATTTCCATGCCCAAAGAGTACCACAGCGGCGACCGAACCGCAAGATCTTTTTTGCTATTTTAATTCTTTTTTTTCTGCACTTTTTTGTTGACAGCTATTTCCTAACAGCCTTCTAACAGCATTCTAACAACTTACATAACTCACTCATTATCAACGAGTTGCAGCGGCGCGGCGGGGGCGCTGACGTAACTCGTTGAGCCTTAACGAGTTACGCTGATCTTAGATGTCGCAGAAGGTATGGATGACCTTACCATCAAGGCACATTGTATACCCCTCAACACCTATACTCTCACACCCACCAGATGCTTCAGAGGCATCATAGGCGCGGGAGATGGCGTGACGCATAGCCTCTTTGGGCGAGCTATGCATGGCAACCCCTTGCCGCACGGCAAGGGGGACAACAAGGTAGTATCTAACAGTATACATTAGCGGTTTTCTGGGGTTGGATCGGGCGTGGATGCCTCGATCTTTTGGGCTAGGAGATCCATCTCCATTTCGAACTCCATCATCATTTCAGCATTGGAGAACATGGCGAGGAGTTCTAAGGAATCGGCGTGAGCAAGTGAATCAATTGACATGCCCAAAGAATACGAGTTTTTAAGATAAACGCAAGAACTATTTTGTTTATTTGTTTATTTATTTAATGCTTGACATATGCATTGATTACATAACTCATTCATTATCAATGAGTTACGAGCGCGGGGCGGGGGCGCTTGCATAACTCGTTTAGTATCAATGACTTATGACTTATGTTAGGGCGTGGGCAACAAGAAGCCCACCCTTGTAGGGGTGGGCTGTTAGACTGCTAGATGTTAGGCTAACAGCTTATCTCTCCCAAGCAACAGCTTTGACCGCTTCCAAGGCAGGGAGGATGGTCGCATTGCTGAAGAAGCCTCTTGCACGGCAAGCCTCTTGGCTTGCAAGGCTAGCATCTAACTCTTCTTGAGTGATTGCCTTGGCAACAAGGGGCGAGATGATGCAGAGCATTGAACCCTTTCGGAACTTTGCAAGTGTGCCTTGCATACCAAGGAAGATTCCTTGGGTGGTGAGTTGTCCGATTTCGAATGGTGTATTGGTGTTAGTCATGGCAAAAGTATAATTTATTTTTTAGGGTTATGCAAGATCTTTTTTGTTTTATTTATCGAGAATTTCCCAAGTGGTGACTTTTGTTTCACGCACCGTGATGAATGAACGGGTGATGATCTTGTCCCAAGGAATGATTTCACAAACAAGGCAATCGTATCCGTCCACTTGAGCAAGTCCATCTTCATGGTGTTCACCATGAATTTGTTCACCAACCTCAAAAGTTTTGATCGTATTGTAGCCATAGTCACAAGTGATTTGTTCCTTGGCGCAGTAGCAAGTGGTTACTTTTCCATCGTTGACCTTAGTGGTTGTTTCCAGAGGAACAGCGGTATAAGCGGCTTTGAGACTAGGAGCAGTGGTTGGTGTGGTTGTTTCCATGCCCAAAGAGTACCAGAGCGGCGGACTAATCGCAAGATCTTTTTTACATTATTTGAAGAATTATTTTCGAGAAAAAAACTTGACAAGTTTGACTAAAAACCATCTAGCAGAAATCTAACAGCAAGGGGAGGGGTTTTTCTGAAATTCTGTTAGATTGGTCTAACAGCAAAAGTAGGGGGGGGTGGTCTACTCCATATCGAATCCCCCCTCATCCCAAATCCTCCCCTCCCAACCCAAACCCACTAGACCCCCACCCCTTTTCCTAAAATAAAACAAACTCAAAAAACTTCAACAACATCATCAATACGAGAAAAATAAAGGGGGCTTCTTTTCCCAAAGCTTTTGTTTATATTAACCTCAAAAAAATTCAACGCATCTTTATAAGAGCAACTTGAAGTATTCATTATTTTAAGCAGGATTTTCTCTTTATCATAGACGTAAATGGTGTTGTCATATGTTTGTCCTACCCCCATGAGACAGTCTTCATAATTAGGAAATCTTATTGGTAGGTCCATTTGTTTTTAGTGTAAATAATGTTATCGGATGTCCAAAAAAACTGGCTACTCAAACGGTCTATTATTGTCTCATATAGAATTAACCCCCAAACAACATAATTTCTACAAAATAATGAGCGCGGCGGATACTAGGATAGTATTCATAAGCGGTCCAGCGGGAACCTCCAAAACGTTTTTATCTGTTTATGCTGCCTTACAATTATATAGCGCGAATCCTCTTCTTTCAATTTCTTATTTAAGAACAGTGGTCGAAAGTGCAGACAGGAGCCTTGGCTACCTGAAGGGTTCGATGAACGATAAGTTCGGTCCTTATATGGCCCCGTTAGAAGATAAGATTGATGAACTTCTAAATGAACCCGAAAAAGTATATCTTAAGCAAAAGGGTGTTCTTAGTGCTGAACCTATAAATTTTATTCGCGGCCAAAGTTGGCGGGAGAAAATTGTTATTGTAGATGAGGCGCAAAACATGTCTGCTAAAGAGTTAACCACAATCGTCACTCGTATTGGAAGAAGCACCAAGATCTTCTTATGTGGAGATACCATGCAGAGCGATATTCGTAGTACTGGCTATCAGAGGTTCTGCGACATGTTCAATGACAAGGAAAGCGAGGCTCAAGGCATTTATAATCTTGAATTCGACAAAAGTGATATCATGCGCGATCCTATTATATCTTATATCATAGATAAATTAGAAAAAAATGATATTTAATTTAAAATAGGTGTATGAACAAAGAGTTTTGTATTCAATGTGGCCACAAAAATATCTTCGAAGTTTCGAAGCCAAGATTTTGCGCTGGTTGTGGCAATCAATTTAATACTTTAGCTAAAGCTAATTCACCTAAAGAAATTTCACAAGCAAAAAACTTCTCTGATGAAGAAGATGACGGCGGCGTTATGTTTAGTGAGATTGATTTCGCCAAATTAAGAAACACTATTGCTTATGAAGGAGTAAATAATAAAGTAAAATTAGATGATCTGTGGTCAAACCCCGCTCCAAGAGAAAATATCGAAAGAAGAGCGTTTAATGGCCCAGAAGGACAAGAACTTTTAAACCAAACTGAAAAAGAATGTTCAACATCTAAATTTACTGACGTTACAGATGACTGATTATATATATGAGGACAAAATAGAAGACCTAGAAGAGCTTCTGAGAAGATATCGAAGTAAGTGGCAGTTAGATGCCTTAGCTTGGCTTGATTATGATGACGTATGTCAAATTATCAGAATTCATATCTTTAATAAGTGGCATTTGTGGGATCAAGATCGTCCATTTAAGCCTTGGGCGGCAATGATTATCTCAAATCAAATGAAAAACATGGTTCGTAATAATTATTCGAACTTTACAAAGCCTTGTTTGAAATGTCCTCACTATAATAGCGGCAATTCTTGCTTATTTACTAAGAGCGGAGTCCAAGATGCCGAATGTGATTTGTTTGCAAAGTGGAAAGCTAAAAAGGAAAAAGCCTACAATCTTAAATTGCCGCTCCCCATTGAAGACAGTTTGTTTTTGGGCGAGACATCTCTTAGGGATTCTTTTGATTATGATGTTGCTCAAAAAAAATTGCATAATCTTGTTATGTTGCAGTTAAATGACAAGCATCAAAAAATATACAAGATGTTATATGTAGATAATTTTTCAGACGAAGATGTGGCAACGGCTTTTAAATTTAAACCCGACTCATCTAAAAGAAAAACAACAAGATACAAGCAAATAACTAATCTCAAAAAGAAATTTTATGCTCTTGCGATAGATGTATTAAAAGAAAATGATGTATTATGAGCGAATTAGAACTTACAGATGAGCAAAAAGAGTTTTTAACCAAAGAATTTGTTAAAAATCCTGATTTACGAGAATTAACTCAAAAAGTATTTAACAATCCCGAAATTGATGGGCGAAGTATCGAGGGAAGACTAGTTAGGTCTTTTTTATCTAAAAAAAGTCTCACATATAAAACATCTTTGGTCGAAAAACTTGAAGAAATAGAATTAACCAAGGAGCAAAAAGAGTTTTTGATGAGCGAAAACATTGAAGTTGGCATTAATGCTCTTGAATCGGCGCGTTTAGTGTTTAAAGATCGTTCTGTTCAATCTCTTAGCTCTAGACATAGGGCAGTAGTTGATTTTTTGAAGAAATATCGTCCAGAAATCATGAATGAGGACGACTCAGTGACCTTTGAACGCTGGTCTGCTCCAAAATCTTTGTCGAGAGCCATTAAAAAAATCAATGATTGGTCTGGTTTTACAATAGATGAGATAACAATGTCTAGTAAACAAAGGAGACTTTGCGAGAGACTATTAATTTATTTAAAAAGCCCCCGTATTTCCAATATTGTTAATCAATATTCCACTGTTTCTGACAGAGAATTATTTGAAAGCGAATATGTGCGCGTTGTTTGGGATAAACCAGACCTTACTGTCGATGAACAGAACTTATATATTACTGTTTGCGCCAATTATGTAAGACAAAAACATATTCAGGCAAGAATGGACAAATTAAATGCGTTTTTGCATGATGCCGATAATGATAGAGACATAACAATGCGCTTGACCGATATCATTAAGACGACAAGTGACGAACTCAATCAATGCGAGAAGCGTATAGAATCGCTTACGAAAGATCTAAATGGAAGTCGCCAAGCTAGACTTAAAGAAAAAGGAGAGCAAAACGGAAATATCTTTGCTTTGGTGGAAGCCTTTCAAGATAGAGAAGAGAGGGGCAGAATGATGATGATGGCTGAACTTCAGAACAAGTTAATTGAAGAAGAGGCTGATAGACTAGAATCAATGGACGACTTCAAAGCTAGGATTCTTGGTATATCTAAGAGAGAATTACTTTAATGAAGTTTCAATGTAAAGAATGCAAAGAAGAATTTGCTTCTCGCAAAAGTTTTCATTGTCATCTTAAAGCGCACTCTTTAAGAATAGGAGATTATTATGTCAAGCACTATAAAAGAAGAGATTTATTCACAAAAGACCTACTGCCATTTAAAAACTACGAGCAGTATTTTGAAAATGACTTTAGTTCATTTGAAAATTATTTATCTTGGTTGGATTCCAACGATACAGATGTTGTTCAACCGTATATTTTAAATAAAGCAAATTCTAAATTTGAGGAAAAAGAAGTTACAGTATCTCCCCCCAACTTATATTATCAACTTGCAGAGATGGCAGACATAAATCAATGCAAAAAAATATTTGGCTCATATTCTAAATTTTTAGAAAAAACAAAATTAGAACCTTGGTTCAATAAAAACATACCAGAGAACTTTTGGGGCCAAAATTGCGATCATTTGAAAATATTTATAGATACTAGAGAAAAAACTCCTATAGTATTTGATAATTCAATTCAACAGAAGTTAGATTTTGGCGATTATACAGTTGGAGGAGACTTGTACACAAAAACATTCGTAGATAGAAAAGCACAAGATGACTTCAGACAAACTTTCGGCAAGGATATTAACAGATTTAGGCGCGAAATGGATCGTTGCGTCAAGTTTAATTGTTATATGTTCGTTGTGGTCGAATCTAGTATCGATAAAATTGAAGAAGACAACAAAGATTCAAAATTTAAGTCCAATCTCAGCTTTGTATGGCACAATTTGCGCCATCTAATAATAGATTACCCTAAAAATTTACAAATTATATTTGCTTGCTCAAGATCTGGAACTAAAAAAATAATACCAAAGATATTATACTATGGAGACCAATTATGGAACGTCGATCTTCAATATCACATAGATATGAAAATTAACAATGACTCCAAGAAAATAATCAATTTGTCAAAATAAATAATATGTGGAACAAAGGAAAACAAAAATATAGACTTGAGTATTCCTCTAGGGAACTCAACAAACACTTAGAATCTATTCAAGGAAATTTGTCAGAAGAAGATTCCAAGTATGAACTATATCGTTTTTTAAGAAATAACATTGCTTATACAACAGAATTATTCTTAGGAGTCAAATTATTTCCATTCCAAACAATGGCAATCAAAGGAATGATCATTTCTGATTACTCCATGTTTGTTTTCTCTCGCGGTATGTCAAAAACATACTCTACGGCAATTTATGTTCTGCTTGAATGTCTTTTAACTCCAAATGCAAATATTGGTGTTATTGCGGGAACCTTCAGGCAGTCTAAACAAATCTTCCAAAAGATGGAGGACATACTTTCCAAGCCAGAAGCTAAATTAGCCAAAGATTGCGGTATTAAAATTACCAAAGGAACAGATATGTGGACATTATCTATTGGTAATAGTAGGGCAATTGCTCTTCCATTGGCAAATGGAGAACGCTTGCGTGGTTTTCGATTTAATCGAATAGTACTTGATGAGTTCCTCACCATTCCAGAAAAGATTTTCTCAGAAGTTATCATCCCCTTCTTGGGGGTGGTAGAAAATCCTATAGAAAGAGAGGAGTTACACAAGTTGGAATCGCAAATAATCGATAAAGGCGAGATGCGCGAAGAAGAAAGGTACGTTTGGTCTAATAATAAATTAATAATCCTTTCATCTCCGTCCTTCAAATTTGAGTACATGTATAAGCTGTACAAAAAATACGAATCTTTAATATTCGGAGAAGACTCATCTCAGGAGGACGAAGATAATGAAGGACTGAGCGACAACGCCTATCGTTTAATAATGCAATTAAGTTATGATTGCGCTCCACAAAGGTTGTATGATCAAAACTTGCTTAAACAAGCGAAAGCGACAATGAGTGAAATGCAATTTAAGAGAGAATTTGGCGCTCAATTTGTAGATGAGAGCGATGGTTACTTTAGGTTATCTAAAATGGCTGCTTGCACAATTGCTGATGGAGATTTTCCTGCTGTAGAGGTTGTCGGAAGCCCTAGTGACGAATATGTTATTGCTTTCGACCCTAACTGGGCTGGCAACAGTAGTGCTGACCATTTTGCGATGCAAGTATTTAAGCTACAGCGCGACGATCAGAGGTCTTGCTTAGTTCATAGTTATGCGATAGCTGGAGTCGATTTAAAGGAACATATGAACTACTTTTTATACTTGCTTAATTATTTCAATGTTGTGGGTGTATGTGGAGACTATAACGGAGGAGTTCAATTTATTAATTCATGCAACGAAAGCGAGATATTTAAAAAGGCAAATATCAAAATTAATACTATCGAAGTCGATTTTGATAAACCAGAGTTGTATCATGATGAATTAGTTCAATTTAAAAATCAATATAATTGTAAAGAAAGAAGATATTGCATTTTAAGAAAGCCTTCTGCCTCATGGATCAGAACTGCAAATGAAATGTTGCAAGCATCAATTGATCACAGAAGAATATTGTTTGGTTCAAGAGCGGTTGACGGACATTTTGACGAGCAAAGAAAGAAAAATATTCCAGTAGAGAATTTAAAGTGGGATTTAAAGTTAAATAAGACTTCTCAAGCCGCCGCTATGATTGATTTTATTGATCATCAGAAAACATTAATTGAATTAACAAAATCAGAATGCGCGAATATTGAGGTTATTGCAAACCCACAAGGATCTCAATCATTTAACTTGCCTCAAAACTTGAAACGTCAAAAGGGACCAAATAGAGCAAGAAAAGACTCTTATTCTGCTTTAGTATTAGGAAATTGGTTTGTAAAAATATTATTTGATTCTGGAAATGTCCAAGAAGAAAAGAAAGATTTTAATACATTCGTTCCATTCACTATTTAAAAGTTCAAAGTAACTTTTATAACTTTAGTGTAACATTTATATATGGCCGAAAACAAAAGAAACTACAAAAAAAGATCAGACTACTGGGAAAAATTTAAGAAAACTGAAGCAAGCTTAAATAACATAAATGTTTCTTTAGAAAATTTCGTTCCAGAATTATCTGGAGAGAGTTTTTATGAATCTGTTCAGACTCCAGTTAAGACTTCTTATGCAAGCAGGACAGAATTGAGAACGAATGCTATAAGCTCAAGTTTTACGACGAAAAGATATAAAAATATTGACGATGGTCTGCTCCCATTTGATTATTCAAGTGATTCTGTTGATGCTAGAGATGCTATTCAATTATGTCAGAGAGCGTATTTTAATGTTCCTGCTTTTAGATCTACTATTGATTTATTATCTGAATTTGCTGATTCTAATATTTATTTAGAGGGCGGAAGTGAAAAAGGGAGAAAGTTTATTGAAGCTTGGTTTAAAAGAATAAAGCTTCATGATATTAAGTCTCAGTATTTTAGAGAATATTATCGTTCTGGTAATGTTTTCATGTATAGGCTAGATGGTAAAATCAAAACAGATGACGCTCAAAAAATTCTTGAGTCTTATGGGGCTGAAGCGGCAAATACTCCGATTCCCATTAAGTATCTTATGCTTAATCCTTCTGATGTAGCAACAAAGGGGAGCATATCCTTTAGTCAGTATCAATACTTTAAAGTTTTGACTCCTTATGAAATTTCAAGATTGCGTGAGCCTAAAACTGAGTACGAAAAAGAATTATTTAATTCAATGCCAAAAGATGTTCAGGTTAGAATTAAAACTGGTGTTGCAACTACTTCTGAGCGCCTATATATTAAGCTTGATTCAAATTTGCTTCATGTAATCTTTTATAAGAAACAAGATTATGAGCCATTGTCAATTCCAATGGGCTTTCCAGTTCTCGACGATATTAATAAAAAATTAGAATTAAAAAAAATAGATCAAGCTATTGCTCGTTCTATTGAAAATGTTGTTTTATTAGTAACAATGGGAGCTGAACCAGAAAAGGGAGGCATCAATCAGAAAAATTTATCAGCAATGCAACAGATTTTTAAAAATCAAAGCGTTGGTCGAGTTCTGGTTTCAGACTATACGACAAAAGCGGATTTCGTTATTCCTGATTTAAGAAAAGTAATCGGAAAAGAAAAATACGAAGTTCTTAACAAGGACATCGAAGAAGGTTTGCAGAATATCTTAATTGGAGAATCAAAATATGCCGATACTCAATTAAAACTCAAGATTTTCATGCAAAGACTTGATGAACCTAGAGATTTATTTATCAAAGAATTTTTGCAACCAGAAATCAAGAAACTCTGCAAGGCAATGGGTATGAAAAATTGGCCTATTGCGAAATTTGTTAAGACTGACACATTGGATAATTCCGATCTTCAAAAACTTGTTACAAGAATGATGGAACTTGGAGTCCTTACTCCAGAACAAGGCATTCAAACAATCAATAGCGGGTCATTCCCAAGCGTTGAAGATATGTCTGCTGCTCAAGATAAATTTAAGAATGATAGAGATAAGGGTCATTATATGCCATTGGTAAATAGCATTAATTTATATCAAGAAGATAGTGCTACTTCTCCAACGCCAAATAAAACTTCGAAACTTCCTATTCAAAAACCAAATCCAAATGCAAAAACTAAAACAGCAACGACAAGTTCTCCTTCTGGCGGGAGACCAATTGGGGCAAGTAAAGCAGTAGGAGAATTTTCTAGAAAAAATATCATTGGAGTTACTAAATTAATGAATGAATTTGAATTTAAGGCTTATTCTGCATTTGCTCAAAAATACGGCGTTGAAGAATTAGAAGAAAATAAAAAACAATTGGTTTCTAATGTATGCGAATCTATTATTGGCTCAAAAGAATTTGGTGAATGGGATTCTACATTAGGAGCTATTGTTGATGATCTTGATTTGATACAAAACTTAGATATTTCCCCAAATATTCTAGAAATTGGCGCGAAGCATCAGCTAGACGATCTCTCTGCTGCAATTTTATATCACTCAAGCAAAATTATAGTGTAATGAAAATTATGTCAACGGAATTACTCGCAAAATTTGAGGGAACAATCAAAATCATGTCTGAAAATGATTTTGGAAAATTTGGCATCTCAAAGGGTTCCGTCATGGAGAGTGCAAAATCCCTAATGCCAGAATCATTTGATGCTACAAAGAATATTGACGTTCTCCCAGTTATTTTTAATTTAGCTGTGGTTAATAAATTTAATGCTAATGGCGATGGCATCGATACTCAAACTGCGATAGAGGCTGTAAAACGTTTTGCGAATAAACCAATTAATATTGAGCATAAAAAAAATAAAATTGTTGGTCATATTTTGAATGCCTCTTTGTCGGATCAAGAGCCAGATTTTAAAGACAATGATATTCAATCATTTGCTGGTAGAACTGATCCATTTTACATTACTGCGGCGGGTTTAATATATAAACATGTATATCCAGAATTAGCTAATGCATTAATGCAAGCCTCTGATCCAGAAAGCAAGGAGTATCAATCTATTTCTACTAGTTGGGAATTAGCCTTTAAAGATTACAAGGTGACTTATGGAGCTTCAGATAAATTAAACGAGTCTACTATAATCGAAGACTCTGTTCATCAGGACGAAATGAAACAGTATCTAAAAGGTTTTGGAGGAAAAGGCATTGATAATAAGGGCAATATGGTAAATAGATTAATTGTTGGCGAAGTGCATCCATTAGGAGCAGCATTAACGACAAATCCTGCCGCTTCTGTGCTTGGAGTCTATCTTGTGCAAGATGATGAAGAATCAGAAGATCCTGAATTAGATGAACCAACAGATGAAAATCAAAATTTATTAAAAAACAACTCTTCCAAAAAAATAATACAAAAAAATTCCCTAATTGCGGAAAACATTGTAAAGATTAAAAAATTTAAAGAAGTCTTAAATATGAACGAAACACAATTCAATCAATTCTTGGATAAGCTAGAGCAAAGCATTGCATCTACAACCCCTGAAGAGTCTCAAGCCAAGTCAATTGGTTTGATTATGAGAAACGCATTGGTAGAACATGCAGATTCTTGGAAATCCCAAGTTCAGCAAGAGCGCGAAACCAGAGAGCAAGTCGAAAATGACTTAACTCAATTAAAAGCCTCTTTTGAAGACGCTAAAAAAGAATTAGATCATGTCAAAGCAGAAATCGCTGCTAAAATTGCTGTTGATTTATTCAATTCTCGTATGAACTTTTTAGAAGACCAATTTAATTTCTCAGAAAAAGAAATCGAATTTGTTGTTGCTGAAGTTAAATCAATCGAAGACACAGAAGAAGCATTTGAACAATATAAGTCAAAACTTTCTGTTCTTTTCGCTCATAAACTTAAATCAGTTATCGCTTCTCAAGAAGACGAAATTAAAGCTCGCATTGAAGAAGAAGTCGCAAAAAGAATTCAAGTTTCGAAAGCTTCCAAGTCTCCAGATGAAAAAGAAGGAGACGAAGATTTAGAAGTCGAAGGATTGCCTTCAACTATTCCAAATAACAACGCTCAGGCTTCAGGATCAATTTCTCTATTACAAAAACTCAAAGACAGTTTTTCTGTCGAAGTAAATCTCTAATCTTAAAACTAAAATATTATGGCAAATACAATATCAAGACTATTACCGTTTCGTCAATATTCTGAACAAGAAGTTATCAACTTCTATTCATTAGACGCAGCTACTGGTGAAGCTGGATCGCTTGTTAGAGTTAGCTCCGCTAACCTTGACTTAGATCCAATTCAATACACAACTCGCGGTGACGCAAATGCATATTTAAATACGATTGCTCACGCATCGTCTCTTTATCCAGCGGTTCCTTATAAAGTTACTAAAGTAACTGGAACTGGGGATTTCCTGACTGGCGCTCTTGGCATCATGCTTAGAGACGTTCGTACTGTTGATGAAAATGGACAAAACTTACTTTACTATCCAGAAAAGAAAGCCGAACTTCAATGTGTCGTTTCTGGCGAAGCTGTTCCTGTTGCTGCAAAGGGAGTGTTTACATTCTCTCAAAATGCATTCGAAAACGGATCTACTGTTCGTCCTGCTGTCGGTGATTGGGTCGTTCCTGCAACCAATGGTTTGCTTACTGGAGTTGGCACACCTACTCTTAAGACAACTTATGCTGCCTTTAAGGTCGGAACTGTCTTAGCAACTGGAACACGCGAATCAACACAAGATGCTGATTTTGCAACTGGTTACTACGCAATGGTCAAAATCGATCTCTAATAACTTATTTAAAATCACGAAATATAATGAAAATTACTATTAAAAGAACAGAAGAACAACTTGCATTAGTGAAAGCTATGGCAAGCAATAATCGTGAAGAAGCTTACGAGGCTCAAGCTGCGGTTGCAACTCTTATTGGCCCAGTGCTAAATCAAGTTATCAACAATGCTGTTTCAGTTGGAAGCTTATTCCAAACATTCACTTATCAACACGATGATAATCCATCACTTCCTCTTGATCTCTTCCACGATATCACAGACGAGGATTACATCCAAGTTTATTCGCAACAAGTTGCTGGTGGTCTTCCATACAGCCAAGTTTTCCCAGCTCATAACGAACTCAAGTTCAGCACCTATACTCTCGATACAGCATATGCTTTCGACCGTAAGTATGCTAGCAAGAGCCGCCTTGATGTTGTCAGCAAGACCTTTACCCGTATGGCTCAAGAAATCCTTCTTAAGCAAGAGAAAACAGCATTCAATGTAATCGCCACTGCTCTTGTTAATGGATCTACTAAGTCTTCGGCTGGTGGCTCTGTTGCAAAAGGCAATCACATCATTGGTTCCACAACTACTGATGTATTGACGCTTAATGACTTCAATAGACTTATTACCTTGAGCAAGCGCATCAATGCTTCTTTCTCAGGCGGTACTCCTGTTGGTGGTACAAAAATTGGCGTTACCGATCTTCTTGTTTCACCAGAAATGGTTCAAGAGCTTCGTGCAATGGCATATAACCCAATTAACTCCAGAGCAGGTATTTCAACGAATACTACTGGTATTCCCGCTACGGATGCTTTGCGCGAGCAACTCTATAGTGCTGCTGGTCTTCCAAGCTTCTATGGTATCAATATCATCGAAGTTCTTGAAATGGGAGTCGGACAACGTTTCAATAAAATCTTTGACGCAGTTCTTACTGCTTCTGGTGCTACTCTTGCTGGTCCATCTGGTGGTAATACTGCTTGGACTACTGCTGATGAAATTCTCATCGGTGTTGATCGTTCACGCGATGCTCTTATTCGTCCAGTACTTCTTGACGAAGGTGGCACTGCTGAACTCACAGTTGCAGTTGATGATCAATTCTCAATGCGCCAAAACAAGATCGGCTATTATGGCCGTCTTGAAGAAGGTCGCGTTATTCTTGATGACCGCGCTCTTGTTGGAATTTTCGTCTAATAAGATTAAATTTAAAAGAGTCGTCCCGAAAGGGGCGGCTCTTTTTTTTTGATTTTTTTTAAAAATTATTTATTATATAGTATGAATCCAGAAGAATACGACAAAATAATCGCCCAAGATAAAAAAGAAAATCCTAAGAGAGATTACGATACAAAACATCTTGAAGAGTTCGATGTAGTTGATGGAAAGAATAGAAAAGAAGAAGACATTCAAAATTTAAGAGATTTAGAAGAACTTCTTGGCGTTAAAACGATGAATCCTTATGGTACATTAAATCAAGAAATCTTTGCCGAAAAGTTAGAATCAATGACTTTGACAGATTTGCAAAATCTATCTATAAAAATTGGAATCCCCCCAACAAGAAATAGCATTGAATTAAAAAAGAATCTCAAGAGGTCTTTAGAAATATATATTAGGCAACATAATATTGGATCATCTGTTTCTGGCAGACCAATTATTGATCCAAGTTCCCCAAATTACGAATCGGTTGTAAGACTCTTTAAAGAGGGTATTTAATGAACGATTTAGGTAATTTAGCATATACAATAATTAAATATGAGTTTAAGGAAGATGCAAGTCGTTTTCCTATTTCTTATATTTCTGGATGGCTTGACGCTCACGTTGGAGAGTTGAATACTTATATTCACGAAGACTTCACTATTGACAATAGTGGTAATTTTCAACCAAGAGGATTAACCAAAGAAGAATCTCATATTTTTGCGACTATATATGAAATTCATTATTATGAAAAAGCAAGTAGAGAATCTCTTAGGTCTTCTGTTTATCCTACAAGCGCAGAAGCTTCCAGTGATTGGTTAATGATCAAAGAGGGCGATACCACTATTCAAAGACAAAGCAAGGCGGCTGTTTCAAGTGCGTTCTCTGCATTTGCTAGAGACGCAGAAAAAAAACTAACTCATCTAGTATTCCAACATAATTCTAATCAGGGAGGCCCAAGTCAAGTTGCTGGTCTTGATGGAGAAGTCCCTTATGGCGCTCTTGATTATTCAAGAGATAGTAATGCATACAGAAGATCTATTTAATGGCATCTTATTTAACAGCAGAGCAGAAGGCAGCATTTAATAATGTATTGAATAACATGCATGATACTTTTGCAAAAACAATATATGTTTATGTAGAAGAGACTCAAGTTGCTCCTGTTAACGCTAATTATAATCCATTATATGGAAGAGTAAAAGATCAGTCTAATAGTCAACTAAGTAAAATTTTGACTAAATACGAATATCAAGCTAGGGTCTATTATCCAAGTTCTCAAACTGAATCAATAGTTGATTTTGGCGCACAAACTAATCTTATAGCTTCTCAAGGAAGAGTAAGAATCAAAGTAAAAGCAGAAGTTGTTGAAAAAATTAAAATTTGTTCAAAAATTGAAATCAACGATACACTTTATGTGCTTGATTCAGACTTAAAAATTGAAGATCAGATTTCGCAAAACTTTTATACCTTATTCTTAAAACGTGAAAACTAATTTTTTAAGTTCTTCTAAGTTCAAGATTACAATTGATAAAAAACAACTATTAAAAGAAATAGTTGCAAATAATTCAAGAATAACAAACCAACTCGTTAAAGAATATATTGAGCCAAGAATTAATGTGTTGCAAGAGCAAATGGTTGAAGAATTTAGATCTCATCCAGTAACTTCAGAATTAAACGATGGCCCAAATGCTTCAAATACTAGTGGTTTACTAGGAGGCTATGGTAATTTATTTTCATTTATTGGTTTTTCATCTTCTGATTCTCCAATAGAAACTGTTTTGGCTATTTTAAATAAAAAAATAAGAACCTCCGTAAAAAGAAGAGACAATAGTGGAGGTTATGTAATAACTTTAACTATACCAAGCAGAGAAGAGATTAATGCGGCAACGCCTATTCCTTGGCTTTCTGGAAGAAGTTGGGTTGATGGTATAGAGAGGGGAATTAGCGGATTAGGACAATATCTTTATTCAGAAAACGGATTTGATAATTCTCGTTCCGATACAGGTGTTCAGGTCTATAATAGAGTTTCTGGTGTAAAATTTAAAAATACTTCTTATTTATCCGCAATAATAAATAACTTTAAGAGGAAACTTACTAAAATTTAATGAAAGCCCAATTTGATCATAATATTTTATCTAGTTTTTATTTATGGTTTGAGAATCGTTTAGTTTCCTCAAAAGTAAAAGCTTATAATATAAATTTAAGCAACAATTTTAAATATGTCAAGGCTTATGATATTCCAAGTGGTTATTATGGTTATCAGGGAGAGTTTAGGCAATTGGTCGCTGAATCAAATGTAGATGTGCCAAATTCTGGGTTTTTTGTAAATGGTTCTTTTGTTACTGGCAATACAACTCAATCTAATGTTTATACAGATTACGAAAACGGAAGATTAATATTTCCTCAAGCATCAGGAACAGGACTAACGATTACGGCGAACTCCACAGTAAAAGAAGTTAATACTTATATTAGTAACGAAGATGAGCAACAACTTATTATTCATGGCGATTTTTTAGAATTAGGTCAGACCAATGCTTATTTTTATAATAAAACGGATAAATTAGACGAGAAAACTTATTTTCTTCCTGCTTGTTTTATATCTTTGGTTTCGGCGGATAATAAGGAATTTAGTTTGGGCGGTGAAGAAAATACTGAAACAAGAATTCGTGTTACTGTTTTAACAAGAGATAATTATACTCTTGACGCAATTTTATCTTCATTTAGAGATTCCGCGAGAGAAACGCTAACTCATATTCCCTATGAAGATTTTCCTTATGGCGCGTTCTTTTCTATAAAAAATTTCCCGTATAAATATACAACGTTAAAAGACGCTCAACCGTGTATATCTCAAAATAGATCGTTAATCACAAATGTTAATGTGTCAAAAATTGTAAGTGAGTCTATGAGGCAAAAACTTAATAAGAATTTTTTAATTGGATTTTTGGATTTTGATTTGTCAACTTATAGATTCCCAAGACTTTAAATTTGTGTAATAAGTGAAAAATAAATCATTATGCCAAGAACAAGAATTATCTCCCAAAGTAAAGCCCTGTATGTTTCTCCCACAGGATGTCTCCCTTCGTCTTATTATACGTCGAATAATAGTGGTGCAAGTGGAATGTTCCCAACTCAATTAAACAGGATCGACACTTTTTCTTTTGATGTTGATATCGCTGGAGCCAGAACAGATGTTCGTGAATTCGGGCAATTAGCCAGAATTGCAGCAGTCAGGCTTAAAGAGTTGACACCTAAAGTTACTTTTGGGTATTATTTAATGGATGGAAATCAAGAATTTAATCTTGGTTTAAATACTCTGGGGATTTCTGGAGCAAATGTCGCCTCCTCTCAATTTATTTCTGGAATTATGACTGAAGACGGTCTCAAAAAAGAAAAAAATCTTTATCTTTTAACCGTTGCGGAAGGCATCGATGCATTCGAATCAGGAACCTTTGTCACAAATAGAACAACCCATTCTGTCATTGGTTTTGGAAATGCGACCTTGAACAGCTACAAAGCTTCCTTTAAGGTTGGAGAAATTCCAAGAGCTGATGTCGAAATGGAATGCGGCAACATTATTTTTTACACTGGACAAAGTTCTGGACTCAAAAATCCCGCCATCAATAGAACTACTGCCGCACAAGTGGATACTGGATTATTTGTCCTTCCCGCTCCAAGTACTGGATCAAGCGTTGTTGATGTATTAAGAGCTGGAGACATGTCAATTAATTTTAGCAATAGTTCTTTTTCTATTGGTGGAGTTGATCTTTCTGGCATTAGTATTCAATCTTTAGATATTGACGTTCCTCTTAGCAGAACTCCAATTGAAAAACTTGGTGATGAATTGCCATTTGCAAAACCACTCGATTTTCCAATTAATGTAACGTGTAGCATTAGCGCATTCGTTACTGATTTCGCATCTGGTTCATTACAACGTGTTCTTACTGGATGTGTTTTTGGAGGAGGTACAGATATTTCAATTTCGGTTTTAAATCGCTGTGCAAATGCTGAAACTTTAAAATACAAAATGGTAGGCGCAGTTCTTGACAGTCAAAATTTTTCGATGGGTCTTGAGGATAACGAAACAGTTGATTTGACGTTTTCCGCTCAAATTGGTGGAGCGACATCAGCTAGCGCTGGCATATTTATGTCGGGGTCTTATGGTGGTTCAACTGGAACGGCAATGGGATCAAGTAGTGAAAAGCCAACGTTTATTAGCGGAACGACTTCATATGCCAACAATCCATAATTAATATAAATTTAGTAAAACCCTATCAGAGTAATCTGATGGGGTTTTATTATTTTATAGTGTAATACTTTATATGGCGGTAAGTAGGATTCACTCTAGTAATGCAAGAATTTATCTTGGCACTACAGGATTGAAAGGAATAACAAAATATGATTTTTCCTTTGATCAAGAAGTCACTACCTTACAAGGGCTTGGGGATTACCATATTAGCAATAGAATAAAGAACCCAAATCAAAAAATAGACTTTTCTCTTTCGTGGATTTTGGCTACTGGATCAAATGATCCTTTTTATGATTTTCGTAATTCAAATTCTGGATTTATATCAGTGCAAAAATTTGATTTTACAATTAAAGATTTAGTTGGTAGTAATTTTATTAGTGGAGCTTATCTTACGAGTTATTCTGTTAGTGCTTCTGTTGGGAATTTAGTTGAGGGTTCTCTTAATTATGAAGCAGATGGTTTGTTTTATTCTACTGGAAATAATTTATTAATAACCGATCAAACAAGTGATAGTTATTCTCCTTTGTTGCCTTCAAACATAGATGTTTCTTTTTCAGGCTCGGCAAATACGGTTAGTCTTAGCGGTTTTGCAATACAATCTTTTTCTTTCGAAATACCAATACAAAGAAAACCAATAACTCTTTTGGGGCAAACTGTTCCAAGCTATAGATACCCTCAATTACCGATTACTGCGCCAATTAGATTTTCCGTAGTAAAGAATCAAATTACAGGAATTAATTTTTCTAATTTAATTTTGCCGACTGGTTCAATTGTTTTTGGTTTGAAGGATTGTAGGTTAAAGGGATATACTTATTCTTTTAATAATGCGTCATTGAAATCAATTTCTGAATCTTTGGGAATAGATGGAAATGCACAATTAGATTTTAATTACGAGGCATCTATTACAGATAATGTAGGTGGCAGAAGTTTCGATAGGGTTTCTACATTTGAAACGGAGTCTAACGTCTCTTCTCTGAATAGTCTTGTTTTAACTGGTGGCGGAACTTTAAGCCCTACTTTTGCTGCTGGCACACTTATTTACACTGCAACCGTCACGAATGCGACTGCTTCAGTCACGCTTACGCCTACGGTGACGGATGGCACTTCGACTGTAACGGTCAATAGCAATCCCGTTACTTCGGGCGCGGCGAGTGGATCGCTCACCCTGAATGTTGGACCAAACACTCTGACTACCGTGGTTACAGCAGGAAATGACTCTACGACAACGTATACGGTGACGGTGACGAGAGCTGCCGCAGTCGCACCTTCGGCGCTGACTTATTCCAGCAACCCCGCCATCTACACCAATGGCACGGCGATTACGAACAACACGCCAACCAGCGGCGGTGGAGCGGTGGTTTCCTACGCGGTCTCACCCCCACTTCCTGCGGGACTCTCGCTGAACACTACCACAGGTGTGATCAGCGGCATACCGACAGTTGTGACTGCTGTAGCCTCCTATACCGTCACCGCCACGAATACTGGCGGTGCAGCGCCAGTTACGTTGAGCATTAGGGTCAATGCAGTCGCACCTTCGGCGCTGAGTTATTCCACCCCCACCGCCACCTACAC